ACCATTTTCTTTGCAAGTTTAGCAAAATGTCTAAGTCTCTTATCACCTGTCTTTTTGTTTCCCTTTTCAACTGAAGATGCTACAGGTGACTTACCAGTCTTAGGATCAATATCATACATACCTTCCATAGTATCAGCAGGCACTGCCTTTACTTCTTGCTTATTCTTATCTTCTTTTTTCTTTGCACCAATCTTCATCTTACCGTCACCTTTATAGATGCCGTAGGCAGTCCCTTCTTTTTTTAAATTCATAATGGCACCTTTTCCATATTTGTCGGTAATAGATTTTTTCACTATCTCTAGTGCAGATTTACCCTTTCTCGGAGAAGATGGTTTGTAACTTTTAGGCATAGTAGTTGCATCCTTCTTGCCTTTAGTTGGTGGAATCCTTCCTTGATCTCTTAGATGGTCGTAACCTTCTTCATTCATTTTCTTTTTCTCAGGTAAACCTTTGTGTTTTGTAGACGCAAATTTTTTTACGTCGGTTGTGGATGCGGTGGCTGCAACTCTGGCAACCTCAGGTGAGGAAGCTTTCGCCTCACCTTTCTGAGCCGCTCTAACCATCCCGAAGAATCTTTGTTGTTTTTTGGAGACGGCGGGCATGAGTTATCCTCCGACAATCTGGACTGTTTCAACGATAACGTTTGCACTTCCTGCTGTGAGTTTAACTGTTCTTTGGATGAGTGGCACAGTGCCTGCAGTTGCGTCTGCTGCACTGAGTGCATAGTCTGCACTTGCTGCTGATGAATCATAATCTGTAGTAATAGTGGATGATGTTACTGCTGTAACTTTCTTTCCTGCAGATGCTGCAGTCTCGAAATCGGATGTGAATCCATCTGTGTCACCACCATCAACTGTCTGGATAAAATCTCCAACGCTGAATGTGTGACGACCACCACCTGAGTATCCCTCAGCGGTGACTACCATTGCTGCAGCGTCTGTTGCTGCTGCAATCTTAGCACTCTTTGCTTTACCACATGAAATTAATAATGCTTCATTGGCAACCAAAGTAATAGCGGGACCGCCATCGACTTGAATCGAAGACGCAGATGTCGCAAGACATCTCAAGACACCAGTTTTAACCACGATGTAGCTGGTGCCACTACCTGATACTGTTTGGGTGTCAATTACATTTAATACTGACATGGGTAAAGATTCTCCTACTTTTCTATTTATCTCGTTGCTGCTTTAGAAACTTGGCGAGATCTGCTGTGCTACCTACAAACATGGTATTGTTTGTGGTATTGACCTCTTTTTTCTTAGGTGCTTCTATGTCAGCAACTTTCTTTTGTAAGTCTACTAACTTGTCAGCAACATCACCTACATGTTTAATTAACTGACCTGCAACTTCATACGCACGAGGTTGGTCTGACTCTTGTGCTAATTCCAATATACCATCTACAGCCTCTTGTCCTTTATCGATAAGAGAGTATAGATTACCACGAGTATATTCATAATCTTTTTTGAGCTGATCCTTAGTCGCCGTTTCCACGACTTCTGGTTTCGCCAAAGGGGGTTTGATGATATCAGTTGACACATCCATTGCGTCAGCTATACCGTCAAACTTACTCGTCTGTTCCTGTGGTTGGGTTTCTGGACTTTCCATCTGTAAACTCACTGTAAAGCTCATTAAATCCGAAGTTATCATCTGGATCTGCGTCAACAGGATCAGGTGTAACTGTGTAACGTACCTCTCTAGGAGCGGTAACCTTAGCATCGGTTGCATAATCAACAATCGCTTTCGTGATAACTTCACCTGTTTTGTCAGCGACAGGTCCGTACAAGTACGTCTTTGCGACAAACTGTAAGGTGTATATCAGTGTGCGACGTGTGTCATAGTCACCTTCATATTGATCATCATATTCCACACTCAAAAGTGTGACTGGATAATCTCTTTTTTCTCCCAGCTCAGCAACTAGATTCATTGTAATATTGAAACTAGGTTGGAAGTGTGGAAGAATTTGCTCAAGAATCTGCAAGGCATCATCTTGATTCTTAGATAGAATTGCCAATTCAAAGTTAACATTATAAGGAATTGGCATAAAACCTTTATTGGTTTTATCTCCACTTGTGTGTCTTATATATGAAGTTGGTGATAATTTTCTTGTGGGATCGTATTGTATTGCTCCTATTTCAAAAGATATTCTAGGTAATGTTATCTGTGTCCTATCTTTTGTAGTTAGATCTCCTAGTTGTGCGAGACGAGCAAGAAACTTTTGTTTAGGACCATAAGCGAGAGGCACTTTCATTACCTCAGTTTTAGATCCAGACGTGCGTCTAAGCTCTATGTTATTAAACAGAGTACCGAAACCGATAACTGTCTTCTTAAAAATCTCGTGATATGAATATGTGCCTAGCATTAGAGACTACTTCCTTTGTTACCGAATTCACCAAATGGGTTGCCCTCACTAAAGTCTAGGATACCATCAGCGTTAGATTCAAACGCAGAATTTTGATCGAATTCACTGCTCGTATTATTTAGTGTATTGTATGATGCAGAAGTCCAAGCAGCTCCAGATGTTTGGCCAGTAACAGTTTCGGGAATCGTAAATATACCCGACCTGTTGTAGACTTGAAGTTGTCTGGTTGTGGAATCCCAAGACTTAACCTCTGCTGTAACATTTGATGTGCCACCTGCAACCACTTCTCCAACTGTAAAGTCACCACTGCCACCTGTTGCAAAGTTAACTGTAACTGCAACAGAGAAGTCAACTTCAATCTGATCAACAGCAGCAACACCAGTATCGATATCCTCGTCGCTGTACTCGAATAGCTCACAACGCAAACCCCATACATGCACTTTACCTAACTGGTAGAATGGCACTTCATGCTCAACAAACTGTATCTCAAAAGTTTTGTTTGCCATAGGGAAGTGAATTAAATCACCTTCGTTTGGTCTACCCTCTACAATTAATTGTGCGTTATCATCTACTGCTTCTGTAAATCTTGTGCGTGATATTATAAAAGTAATTTGGTCTGATATTCTTACACCAAACTTACTAAACATATCTCCATCGCCACGGAATCCTGAGGCATCTTCAATGTATGCTTCTATTAAAAATGCACCTTCAAACTTACTTAAGGTGTCCTCACCAAATGTGTCATCATTCTTTACAATAGTCCTAGGAATATAATATACATCCTTACCGAACATCTTAATTTGCTCAGTAACTAAGTCACCGACTAAATTCTGCTCGCCAGTAGTCCCCTGTGTAAAGAATGTGTTGAGTGCCATGTTATCCGATCATGTCTAGAGGTGGAGTTTCCCAAGTGGTGCGTAGTTGCTCATCTAGATTTTTTAACTCTTCTACTGCATCATTGTAAATCATCTCACCATTAAGAGTTATTCCACCTGGCATCTGCACGCTTTGGAATTTTGTTAGATTCTGTCCCCATTGCTTTTTAATTTTAGCAGAGGCATAATCTTTAACCCACATCTGATTGTATATCTCTGTCCATGTTGTCGGATCTAATGCTCTCCATGCTTTGATAACTATATACTGATCTAACTGTGCATCTTGTGGCCAATCAAAATCTAGATATAATCTGTCTTGCACTGAATGATATCTTACTGGTTTAATACCTTCTAACAAAAAGTCAATGGTAGAAAGGTGTTGTTGTATCATGTAGTAATGATAAAACTGTGTAGATGTAAAATCATACAAGTCATTCAAACGCATCTGATATCTAATATCAAACATGTTTGATGTGCCTTTATCTGTAAAAGAAAAAATCCCTTCAATCGATAGGATGTGATCTGGGATTTCTATATAACCATTGCCTTCTAACCATGTATCATTTCCTGCTTTAGAAGTAGAAGTTGTATTTGATTCACTTCTGTCTATGACATCCTGTGTAACCTTATGCTTTAAGTAGCAACGTTGTGCACCATCATAATGATACTGTTGAAACTTTTGTATAGTATAATCAATAGCATCATCAACTTGATCATCAGACACGTTGATCTCCAAGACTGGTTTGCCCAGTCTACGAAGAGCGTATTCTTTTAATTCAGCTTTAGAGGTAGGAATTGCCATTTACTTATAGAGCAGCGATTCTAGATTGGAAGTCAGCAAAGTCAGTAGACAATGCAGTAACAGACTTGAGTGTAGCTAATGTAATTGTTTCTGCCTGTAATGCAGATGCAGCAAGAGCACCTTGTGCAGCAGTAGCATAATCAGTTGATGCAGTTGCAGCAGCAGTGCCTAGTGTAGGTGTGCCAGTTAAGTCTCCATATGCACCAGAGAATAATGTTGGTTTGCCAGTTAGGTCATTGTATGCACCAGAGAATAATGTAGGTTTGTTGCTTAGGTCATCATAATCATTAGATGTGGCAACAGCACCTAAGTCGCCTGGTTGTGTAGCAGAGGCAGCAAGTGTGCCCTGTGCAGCAGTAGCGAAATCACTTGAGGCAGATTGAGCAGCACTACCTAATCCTAGTGTGGATCTGGCAGCAGAAGCATCTGCGTCATCAACTAGTGTTAGACCAAATGTGCTAATCGCAGAAGCATCAAGTTTTCCAGTGATACCTGCAACAACACGAGCATCCGCTCTTGCGTTTGTATAGTATAGATTTGTGCCTTCACTTAAGTCACTTGTTGACTTACTGGATAGGTCTAAGTTAGCACCTGTCTGTAGGTTAACTCTTGCGTCAGCACGAGCGTTAGTATAGTAAAGATTACTACCTTCAGTTACATTTCCTGTATCAAACTCACCAAAGTCAAATGCTAATGTATATGTGTTAGCAGCGTCATCATAAGTCTTAGTAAGTCCTGTGCCTGCTGTAATTAAAGCATCAATTCTGTCATCTACTCTCTCATCTGTATAGTAAAGGTTAGTGCCCTCTGCTAAATCACCTGTATCATGGTTAGAGATAGATGCAATAGTTGTTGGAATTGTGTATGAAATAACACCAGTAGAGGCGTTATATGCTAGATCTCCGCTAACAGAGATGTGTCCTCTAGTGCGAGCAGCAGTTGTAAATAAGTTTGTGGATCCTTCTGTAACATTGTCGGTGTCAATATCAGCTTGAGTAACAGAAAGTGTGCCACTGTTATGTGTAATACCTGTGCCATATGTGAAATGACTCCTAGTGCGAGCAGCAGTAGTGAAGAGATTTGTAGATCCTTCAGTAATATTGTCGGTATTTATATCTGCCTGTGTTGCACTTAAGGTCAACATGTTACCTGCGTCATCATAAGTCGCAGTGATACCAGTGCCACCTACGATTAAAGCATTAACTCTATCGTCAACTCTTTCGTCAGTAAAGTATAGATTTGT